TCCTGGCCTATTAACTAGCAGCTGGTCTGACTGTAGAGCGGCAGTATCTTCAGGTTTGTTAGCTATAAAATCGTCGCTAATAGAAGTGTTAAAAGTCTTATTTAGACTGCCGGAGCCATCGAACAATATTGCAGGTGCAGATACGTCACCTGCAATTTCGAACCTCGTTATGCTAGTCAGCCTAGTAGCACTTGAAGCACTGCCCTGGACAGTACCTATTACACTGCCTTGGACGTTGCCTACAAACGTGTTAGCAGTTATTGAATTAAATCCTGATACATTTGACCCGCTCGGTGCAGAAATATTACCAGTAACAGTTAAATCGCCAGCAACGTCAACGTCGCCGCCAACTTGTACACTCTTTGCTATACTTGCGCCGCCGGCGACTTGCAAAGCACCTTGGTTAGGTTGAGTACTGTCAGCAGTCGAATCAACATATACTATATCACTGACCTTAATATCGCCAGCGATATCAACCGAAGCCTGTGGATTAAGACGATTAACACCAATTCTTGGCGAGCCGCCTGGGCTAAGGTTTGGAGTAACTCGGATTCCTGTAAAAAAATCGTTGCCTTGTTTTACTCGCAAGTCTATGCTAGATCCACTAAAGTTGTTACTAATAACCGATGTCTCGCCTTCGGCTTGTAATGACAGCTGACCGTTAACTCCTATTCTTATACCTTGGTTGTTCTTAACGCTTAGCAGGCCATTAGTGGATGTGTTAAGGTCTGCACGTAAAAAGTTACTTGCTGAGACATTTTGGGTTCCAATTCTCAATGATTCGGCAACAGTAGCAGTACCTTGAAACTTAAGAGCTCCGTTTGAGAAGATCTTAGTTGAAAGGTTAACACCTGGACGGACTGTAGAAAATCCTGGAATAGCTGACTTTGGTGTAAAGCTCTGCCCTGATATAATCACAAACGGCTCTTGTGCTACATCTAGGATCAGCACAGTATAATTAACGTTGTCTACGCCGGCAATCTGAGCAGTTCTTGGGCCGGTAGATAAACCTTGAGAAAACTCTGGGCCAACTAGTATCCAGCCAGCGCCGTTATTAAGGTATAGTTGTTGATTGTCAGTGTCCACCCATAAGTCACCTGCTAATGCACTGCCTACTTCAGGAGAAGTAGGAGATTTAAAAATCCCACTAGCAGAAACCCATAGTGTTCCGTCATATATCTTAAGTTGATCTACTCCCTCGGTAGTGTCGTACCACAGCTGACCTTCAACAGGGTTGCTAGGTGGACTGTCGAAAGCAAAATTCTCTAGTACTCCAAGCATGTTTTCTGCAACTAATTTTCCGTAGTCAGTAATGCCGCGTCCTGGAAAACTAAGGCTTGTTGAATCGCTGTCGATTTCTCTATCTTCAACAACTATAACACCTTTAGCAAGTGTATCTGTAAAACGAATCTCGTATGGCATTAGCTGTTCCCTCCGCTAAGACTTTGGACTCGAACAGTATAGTCTATTTGAATAAGCCTATTCAGTGACTTTTGCTCCGGATGGAAGATTACATGCGTTAGAAGCCGGCCTTGCGCTTGTCCAGCAACTGGGGCGCTTCGTAGGCCTACTTCGTCAAACACAAACGGAGCGTTTGTTTCGCTAGCTGTATCGAACGCGTCTTGACCATTCGGCTCACCGTAATCAAGCAAGCAAGAAACAATTATATCAGTATAGTTTGTTCCGCTAACATGCCGTGTTTCAATTTTGTTTCTAGTAGGATCAGTGTTATTTGGATTCCGACTATCGACTATTTTACTAAAGGTCTGATTGTACAAACTAGCATTAGTACCTGTTGAATTAGGCGTAAGATACGTAATCACGCCAGTTGGGTCTATACTAGTACCGCCATTTCCAAAACTCATTTCAAAAATGGGGCCTGTACCTGTGTTAGCAACACTCTGTGCTAACGCTATTGAGAAATTTTCATAGTGTATAGCATTCAATTTGTTAATATACACTTCGTCAGATTCTGGGTCAAAGGCCTTAATATGGCCTTGTATGAATACCCCGTTCATTTCGTTTATCATGTTTTAATCCCGTCTCCGCTAGTGTATTTATTCAGGAAGCTTACTTATACTTCCGCGTAAGAACTCTGCAATAGAATTGTTTGCGTCTTTAAGAGCTGTGCCTGGATTAGACCACAGTTTCCCTATCCTACGAACAATTATAATCTTATCAGTTGGGTTTGGCGCTTCAGTTAGCTCTAATTGCACTTCTCCAGTAGACTGGTCGACTATGATATCAAACTCTTGTTCAATTTCAACGTCGCCTGCTGGAGAATCTTGAGCAATTGCTTGTACTATGTTGCCATCGATGTCAACCATATCAAACTGGTACGACTGTATAGCATTCTTGCGCAGTCTGCGTCCACCTACAAACACTTCAAAAAAGTCTCTGTACTGCTGACTGTGCAGCAAGCTAAATCCAGTTAAGTTAAACTTGGTGTCGTAAACCGTAGAGCTTCCGTCATTGCCTATAACTTGACTAATTAGGTCGTCCTTGTACGGAATATTCTTACTTTGTCCCTTATTAATTACAGGAGTTCCTGTAGGATACACGTCGGCTACTCCTGTACCTAATGTACCTCTGCGTAGCTGGCGAAGCAAGTTACCAGACTTAACAAAGTACTCGATTCGCTCACCGTTTACAAACACTATGCCAGGCTTGTTAGCTGCTTTGTTAGGCTCCGGAAGAGCCGTAGCGTCCTCTACTTCAATACGTATATCATACTCGTGGAGCGGCTTAGCAAGCTGTAGTCCCGGTTCGTTGTCGTGACGCTTGTAATGAGTCCTGTTAAGAATGTCCTTAAATTGGGTCCAGGCCATCCTTGGCGTTGCTACAGGTGCTGTGAACTGAATTATATCCACTGTGTCTCCTACAGCCGGTTCTGCTACTAAGTAGACTATTAAGTTATCAAGTGCCAGTGAGTAGTCAACGCCCGGCGTGAGCAATTTACCGTTTACTATCACCCAAACATACTGGATGCCAGCCGCAGGATCTCTTAAGAGAATTTTCCCTGCTCGCAAGTTATGGTAAGTTGTAAACTCATTAGTGCCGGCGATCATTGTACTACGTTCGGTAACATTATAACTAATTCTTTCAGGCTCAAGGATATTGTGATTAGTAAATTGGTAGATATTTACATCACTTCCGTCTGCTGGTGGTTGAGCTAGTTCAATTACGTTATCAGTTACAGTATACGCCGCGTTAGCAGTGTAATACGCTTCAATAACATCGTCTTTATTGAGGAACTCTGGATCTATTCTTATAGTGCTATCAGCAAGATTAACTATAAAGTCTGCACCCCTTACTAATTCTGTCTTATTAACGAATACACGCACCTCGGCAGGATCTATAGTCGACTCAGGAATTTCAAACAAGTCAAACTGGTAGATTGTAACCGCTGGATTCTCAACAACAAATTGCTTATTGTATCCAGGTGAAACTATAGAGCCATTAACATTTACTAGCATAAAGAACTCAACAGGTTCTTGTGAGCCTGGGAACGAAGTAAGCTCGAAGCTAGTAGTAGTTCCGTCTCCAGTAAAGGCGTCTCGTGTTACTCTACTAAAGTTCTGAGTTAACCCTGATCCTACAAATATTCCGTAATCAATAATAGTATCTTCTTGCGGTGGAGTAGAGAATACAAACACCGCTTTGCTATTAACATTAGTTAACAAAACCTCGTTTGTAGTTGCTGGAACTCCATTTAACAAAACAAATGACTCTAAGTCTGAACTCCAGTCTATTTCGGTAGTAATAGCTGTAGTAGATCCGTCGGCTCTTACAGAGCTAATGTCTCGCACATTTTCGCCGTTCATTCCTACTATTATAACAGTTAGGTATTGTCCTGCAACCGGAACGGTTGCCAAAGTAACTGTATTCTCAGAAAAATTAACGCTATATTCAGACTCGCTAAGGATTCTATCACCTAATTTTACAATGACCGCGTCAATGTTATTAGGTTTAATAGTCAACGGATATACATCAGTAATCCCATCAGTTACAAAATTCTGATTGGAGATTTCTCCTTGGCCGCTAGCTAAGTTCTCAAAGACCTTAATGTCTATTGTGTCTAAGACCTGGCCGGGGATTAGCTCTTCTGGGCCGGAGCCGTTAACTGGAGTAACAAACAGGTCGCCGTCGACTATTATGTCTTCTGCATTCAACCCAGTAGCATTGCCGTAATCTAAGTTGCCGCCGCTAAGCTGAGTGTCAAAGCTGTCAGGGTCTGGAGCAAAGCTTCCGTCAGAGGTTGTTTTTCTGACTATTATAACATCTCCGTCTGAAGTACTAATACCGTAATCATCAAGATTAATAACAGTTTGTTCACCGTCACCTACAATACTAGGCATTCGGTTAGTAATTACAGTAGAACCGTCGTGATCGGGATCATCAATACGGATTCCGTTCTTGTATACGTTATACGTTACTTCGTCTTCTAACGGTTGTTCTAACTCTAAGACAATAGTGCTTCCGTCTAACCGGAACACTAAATCTTCGTATGTTGTGTCTAAGATATCCCACGGACTAGCTAACCAAGCATCGGTATCCCAGCCAGTTGACGTATCAAAATCAAAGCTTCTAACCTCAACTCCACCGTAATCAACGCCAGACATTAACTGAGAAACATCATTACCTATCATTCCTGATTCAGGAGCATACAAATGCTTAATTCTGTCAGTAGCGTGTAGCAAACTAGTGCCCTTACGATAATTAACTACAATTTCAGAATCTAATGCAGGCGGATTAGTAAACTCTATTCGACCTTTATACCTAGTGTAAGACAAACTAGTGTCTTTAACGTTTTTAAACGAAAATTCGCTGCGCAACGCCTGCTCGCCGTTAACAGTAACCGTTACTGAATTAGTTCTTAGATCCATTGGCCAGTTAAGATCGAAAGAAGTATTAGCACCGGTTCCTACAAACGACTCAGATTCGTCTAACAACAGAATGGTAGGATGGCCTGTTAACCGATCAATCTTAATCTCTATCCGATGACTACGCACTAACGACTCGCCAATAACTGCATTAACTCTAGCTTGGGCAGCAGCTGAATCCGGCGGCGGCGCAATAGTAACCTGCGGAGCACTAGTGTAGCCAGAGCCTGTAGACATAATTTGCACTTTTGTAATACGGCCGTAGCCTACAAACGCCTTAGCAACTGCGCCAGATCCGCCGCCGCCTGTAATAGTAACAGCAGGTGCAGTTGTGTAGCCAGTGCCGCCGTCAACAATTTGAAAGCCAGTAACCTTAAATCCGAAATTATCCTTCCAATACTTGTCCGGGTAGTCTTCGAATAATCCAAGAGCATCAACAAGTTTATTATCTACTATTTGTACAGCTCTTGGTAGAATTCTACCAGACTCCGGATCATACTTTGGAGGCAGATCAAAATCAGTAACTGCTGAGTTAGTGTTTTCTATCTTCTCTAATGCACTAACATACTCTCTAACATTAGTCTTGTAAGGCTTTGCTTCCTCTACGTAATCGTTAAAGCTAGGCAAGTTATTATTCTTAAATGTTACCTTTTGTGACAACTCACCTACGTTATGCTTTGCTCTAACAAAGCTAGTCTTAAACGCCCAGTCGACGTTCAATTGCTCAGAGAACACGTAACGAATACTAGAGAAGAATAATTGATTATAGTCAACTGCTAAATCATCTACTAGTATATCATCTCGTAGACCTTGCATTATTAATCTAATTTCATCTGTCGGCTCGGTGTCAAAGAACCGACTATCGTAACTCGAAGCATCGAAGCCTACAAGGTTCAAGACAGTGTCGTAAAGTCTAGGCAAAATTTCAATAGTTCCTGCCTGCCGGCCTATTGTTATATAGTTTGTAGCTATATCACCAGTTTCGGAATCATCTACTTTACGCAGTAACAGCCAGCCGCCCGTGCCTTCGTTTTCAATCTTTACTACTTCTCCTACGTTATCATTTAATGCAGGTAACTGATACGAACCTTGTACAAGGTTATTAACTACTGTAAACTGGTTATCCCCTTCTGCATACCAATCAGTGTACTTCCAGAATTTCTTAACATCAAATGACTGCGTAGCCGATCTAGACCACTGGTTAACATCTGAGTTCCAAGTATAAATTGCCCATCTGCCGCCGATAGACGAGTCAGAAATAACAAGCACGCTTAACGGTCTAACAGTTACTCTTATGTCATTAGTGTATCCTGTCCCTGGATTAACAATGTCAAAGTCGATAACTTGACCTAAGTTGTTAATAAACAAATCTATCTCGAGATCGTTGCCGTTGCCAAAAACAGAAACTGCTGGACCTTTACGGATAGTATTGCTGCCAGCTTCGAATGTTGGGTCTTTGTACTGCCTACCTGATTCAATAATCGAAACGTTAGTTATTGAACCATCTATAACTTCAACGTCAATTAACGCTCTGGACGCTCTGTTTGAAGCAATAAACCTTAATTCTTCAACAGACTCAATAGCATAATCATACACACGAGATGTCACAGTTGGTAGCGGATCCTCAGCAAGGAACTTAGAAAGATCACGGCTGTCAACAATTGGCTGTTTTAACAATGAAGCGTTAGCTCTTTCTACTACTTGTTTAAGCGCCTCTTGACGGTTAACAAACCAACTCTGTCTTGGTCTGAAAGAAGTGCCATAACGCTGTCTAGGACTTAATTTGGGATCTGGGACCCGGCGGTTTTGATCATCGTAACCAGCTAAACTATCGAACCACTTACGTTCAATATCCTGCTTTGGCAGACTAGATTCTAAACCTTCGGTCAACAGTTGATACTCTGTGTGCACGTTCTGTTCTTTGTTATCTTGAGTGTAGTAAGTTACTGCAAGAACAATGTCAGTGCTAGAAATTAAGTTATCACTGTTGTATAACACAAATCGATTGTCTGACATAAAGCTAATAAAGCGATAACTTTCCTGATTAGGATCGGCAATGGTCCTGGCCATATTACCAACACTAATGGTTCTATTTCCTGTGCTCGGTATCGTAAATTTGTTAGATACCCAGTAGTAATAGACATTACTAAACGACTGAGACACAGAGTCGTACTTTAATTTCTGAGAATAAACACTGTCGCCGTACAAACTAGAACCACTCACTCCTTGAGCTATACCTTGTGTTGTGTCAGCTAAGTCATCCCACGCAGATGGCACTAGCGTAGTCTCAACCCACTCATACACATCAATAGAACTACCCGGTAGCACTCTATTCCAGTTAGCACTTTGATAGATAGCGCCTCCTTGATACGGGTTAGCAAATCTTGCAGTGCTCAGGTCCCACCATACCTTGCCTACAAACTCATCTTCCCAGTTGTTTGTTTCATTAAGAAGCTGTGGGCTTGTTGAAACATTATACCTTGCAGGGTCGGTGAATGTCTTAAAATCGATCTGAGCGTCAACACTTCCTGCAATTTTACCTTGACGGACATCTACATAATCAAGGTAAGTAACAAGCTGCTCGTTTCTTCTATTATAAAGAAATACTTCTTTGATTTGATCAAGGTCTACTACAGGCAGCGAACGTCTAATTGAGTTCCAAGCTGTCTTACCTTTTTGTCTACGATAATCAACAACTGCGCCTATACTAGTATCAATCCTAATACGAGGTAAGCCGACGTACACGTGGTTATTTACAGCTACAACCGTCTCTCCGAACTCTGCTGAATCAGCGCCATCAATTTCCAGTGCGTCAGCAAAGATAAACGTTGACTCAACTAGTTCATAAACAGTAACACTGCCGGATCCCACGTAAGAGCTTGAGAATTGAGTGAATCCATTATCAAACGTTGTTTCAGAGCCCGAGCCAACGTCAAACGTAGTAGGTACTAGAATATCGCCGTTGAAACTAGCAACAGAAATGGTAGTATTAGTTGCACTAACCTTTGTTCCGAATTGTTCTGCTCTTTCGTTTCTCGGCGATACTAGTGTTTGAACTAGGACAAATTTACCATCAACTTGACTGTATACACTAACGCTACCTTGGTCAAAAGAAGTTGTGTCACTAAAAGGTTCTCCTACTGCTAAGAATAAACCGTTAGGTGATAAAGAAATGCTATTTGCAAAACCAGTACCTACTGTTGGTGCGTCAATTACTTGATTAAAAACATAACGACCGTTATGAACCCTGTATATTAAAATTCTGTTATCAACTGTGTCTGATACTGTATCAGTTGCGACCGTAATAGCAATTACCTGGCCTTGTGTGCTTATTGAAGTTTGTTTAGCAAACTCAGTGAGACTAGGATCAGCAAATGTAGAGTCACCGTACACTGCCTGAGTGGACATGTGCGGTAACACTCCTTCAACAGTTATCTCATTAGGAACTACTTCCCATTTAACCGAATTAGCAGATGGTGGAGCCAGGTCCGAAATAATTGTGCTAGCACGATATAACTCTTCGTTGTACTGGACAATGTCGCCTGTGTTTATAGTAAGGAATGAGCTGGGCCAAGCTTGCACAGCATCTCTGTACGACGTCCAGTCTCCGCGGTAATTAGGATCGATATCAATTTCCCAATTGTATTCTGTGCCGTTTTGATCTTTACCGTTCTTAATAACATACACACTTTCGTTAGTGGATACTAACAGCGTGTACAATTGATCTTGTTGGGCGAAATCTAGATCCTTGGCAGCATTTGATCCTGATTCAGAGTCAGGAATAACGTATGAGTTTATCCACTGCCAAGCTTGTCCGGATCTAACGTAGATGTGGTAAACACCTTGATTAGTATTGCCGTTTTGATCTTTAGTAGCAGACACCGGTATGTTCCCTGTTCGAGACCAATCTCGACTAGTTGTAGATGGGAAGCTCACCGGCTGCGGTGCGCCTGAAGATGTAGTAGTTGTTCGATACATCCAGTACTCTCCATTTACTAGAGCAAAGTCGTTCAACGGATTAAGGTAAGAGTCTGAGTCAACTGTAAAATTAGTTCCTTTGTCTATAATTGCAAGTTTACCCATAGAAGCGTCAGCAAGCGAAACGTAAGTAGCTCTGCCCATTTCACGAGTATTAGCTGTACTTCCTTCTAATGTGTTTATTCTTAACAGATTATTAACTACAAACGATCCAGTAACATTTTTAAGATATACACGACCTTGGTTGATGTTACGCTTTTGGTAGAAGGCTACTTCAGCGGTGGCGCCAGTAATCGGGTCTATAATAGTAGCCGGTGACACTCCTAAAGAGCCGTCTGGTTCGTAGAAATCACCAGTAGTACTATCGCCGTCAATGTCAACCACTTGTGTATCAGTAAACGTAAAGTCGATATATCCATCCCACACATTTACTACTGTGTGCCCTTCATCGTTTAGATAATCAAATGTAAACCCGTAATCCGAAACGTCTTCACTAACAACCGAATTATTCACCCAAAGCCTAAACGTTTCGCCTACGCCCAAGTCGGACTCTAATGTCTTGGGAATGCGAATGGCCCAAAGAGAGCTAGGAAGGTCTCTAACAGGATTTCTTGTTGGGTTGCCAACATCATCGCCTGGGTCTAGCTGTGCGTCTCCTTGATAAGAAAAGTTGATTAAAAACGACCTGTCTAAGTTGTCTCCAAAACTAGCAACATCGTCGAGGACACTAGCATACAAGTTAGGGGATCTGGATTCGCTACTAAGGATAATATCCCGGAATACTAATCCGTATCCGGTTGTTCCAAATTCAGAGGGCAATGTACCTTGCGGAGCATTAACATACGGTCCTGTGTCTTCAAATAACCAGTATCCGCCTAATTCTGAATTAGCTACAAAAGCTGGTTGGCTGTACTCGCCAACTTCTAAACCTCTGTTAAACAAGATATCGTCTTGATTAAACTGACCTTGCACATCTGTAATGTACAACGTTACACTGAATCCTGAAGAAAATCTTCTGTAAACACGACCTTGTGCACTTAGAGTAGTAACTAAGTCTCCCTCAACAGGCAAATTCTCGCCTTCTTGAACAAATAACACATTGTCAACTTTTTGAATAATTTCATGGCCGCTTGATCTAGATATGAAAGTGCTATTAATCCCTGTATGCACACTTGTTGAGTTAACAGGCAGGTCTGCAAAAGGCTCAGTGTCATCTAACGGATCTTGCTTAGTTAGATTGGTAAAACTGTTCCATGAAAAGTAAGCAGTGTCACCATTTAATGATCCTATATACTGATCTATAGGAGCACGTACTAATACATGAGGTGGAACTTGTTGGTTACTGCTGTCAACTTGTTGTCCGACAGTAACTCCTGGAAGATAAGGAACACCTTGAAGAATGAGCTTAATAGCAGAACTGTCGGTTTCTTCTTCAATAAAAGCATAACTGTTGAAGGTTTGAAACTCTGAGTCAGTGGAGCCAGCAGTAAGGACTCTGTTTGCAGTCCAGTACTGTTGGTTGTACCTAACAACATCACCTACTTCGTAGTCAATGTGCTCTTCAAACCCGCCCCTAAACGGTGAAGCTATATTAGAAGCGTTTGGAGACCCAACTGCTAGCCACTTGCCGTCTGGACTAAGTGCCACTGAGGTGCCGAAGGCTTGCTCCGCATCAATACTATTTGTAAGCTCTCTAAACGGAATAATATCAGAGTCAAATAATAACTCTTCCGACTCGCTTGCTCTTCTGTATGTGTAAACAGCACCGTCATTGTATGTTGGGTCGCCTATTACAACTGTTGTGTTATCTGCGGAGCTTGCTATAGACCTGGCATAATCACTGTTTAGCACTTCTCTGTTAGTAATTGTCTGGCTTTCTGTGTAAACTTCTTTGTTTTCAAGAACCAACCAATTATCAAATGAATCGTTATCAATCCAAAGTTTCTGGTTTGGAGCTATCCCGGCTTCTGCTATTTGATTAGCTTCAACAGTATTTCCAGCTCGTACTGACCGAAGAATACTAACATAGCCATCGGTTCTGTCTTGATCTTCAATTGTTACTGCGTTTGTAGTAACCGCAGTAATCGTATCTATACCAACACTTACTACCTTGTAAAAATTATTGTTTGGGCTGCTAATACCTTGGATTCCAATTACGTCACCTTTAGCAAGGAGACTGGCGTCAGTATTAACTGTAATCGTCGCTGCGGACCTAGAAACACTAGCTTGCTCTACTTCTTCTAGCTCCGTAGACTCTATTGCAGTTACTCTGAGTGGGATCCTCACGTGCTGCAATACGTCCCAGTCTTCGTTTAACCCAATAACCCAAATGTACTCACCGAAGCCAACAGACGCAACATCACCGTCTAATACATCATCTTTGTTGCTAATTCTAAACGAAACATCATCTTCTAGAACGTAACCAGCTGATCTTAATTCAAACGGATCGTTCTCCGCAATTGGGAACGGTTTGCTATTATATTCAGGAGGAGTGGCATATATATCCACAGGACGCTGCCTGTAAACCAAGTCAGTAGAGTTGGCCGGGAGGGTCTCTACTAGCTCAACTGGTTGGGGGTTTAGTCTGAACTGAGACTCATCTAGCAAGAATTCTATTATTTCAGAATTATCTGTTGCTCCGTATCTACCAAGTCGTATTGCCCACTCTTCATAAAACTCAAGGCTTTCCTTGTTAACTGAACCTAGAGCATCAAATAACTTAGTTAACGAATTCACTGTGCCTTTATCTTGTATAAAACCTTGATAGAACTTATACTGCGACACGTCGTCTGTGATTATGTTTTGAAGATACTTTCTCTTCTGGTATCCAATCAAGTGCTGAGCGTGTTTCTGTTGTTGTGTGTCAAAGTTGTCAGTATCAAGGTCGTAAAAGTCCGCAAACTGATTAATTCTATTATCAAAGTTCGGAATTAATCTTGCAGCAGGACGGTCCTTTAGTCTCTCCCAGTTGCCAGCAACAAATACATTATTTCCAGAAATGTCAAACAGGGCTACGTAGAAAAACTCTTTATACTTAACTAAGGAACCAACACTATAATCTGTCCAAGGTTCCCAATCAGTTACTTCAGCACTGTCATATATAAAACCAGGAATATCTAGGCCGCCGGCCCAGTTAGAACTTCTGTACCCAGTAACTTGTATTCTTTCTTGACGATACCCAGCTTCTAAGTCGTAAATTATATCGCCAAAAACCGATATATTGTCTAAAAGAATTACATGCTCTTTTTGGACTAGAGGCAGCCTAACATGGAAGATGCCGTCTTCTGTGTTTCTAACAGCCAATCCAAAGTCATTTTGATTGGTTCTAGAAATCGAACTAAATTCCTTTGGCAAGGTCTTTCCGTCTGCTTTAAATAGCGAATAGTTATAAAAATTATCAAACAAGTCATCAACGACGGCAAATTCTCTTGAGAACTTAACTTGTTCTGCGCCTGGGCTTAATGTAATGGCGCTGCCAGCTGCCCAATTTTGAGTGGTCCAGAACAAGAATTCTTTAACACTAAATGTCCAGTTTTCTATTTGAACACTTTCAGTATTAAAGAAGTCGAATACAAACCCTTTTCTTACTAGAGCTTCTTCGTACCCTAATAAAAAATCAACTACTTCTTGAACAGAAGCTAACGTTGTTCCGTATGGTATCTCAATTAGCTCGTCTTCAAATCGTCTACGTAAAGTAGCCTTGCGGCCACCAGTTTGAGGGAGCGAGCTAAGCTTCTTAAATTTAATAGTGTCAAACGAAACGCCACTAACATGAGACTCAAGAGTCCTGTAAAAGTCGTTGCCGTTCCGTACATTTTGTCCTTTAACATACTGCTTGCCGGCTGCCCAGTCTAAGAAGGGCTCGCTTAGTCCGCCTATGGTAATCGCCGGGTCTGTTGAAGCTATAACTGGACGATTGAACCTAAATACTGGATTCTCTCTGTCGTAACCTTTAACTACATAACCAGCTGTGGTCTTTTCAACTATTACGCCACTGTAAGACACAACATCAATAGGAGCACTAGTGTTCAAGAAGATTTGATAGTTTTCTTGAGGGAGGAACACATTACCTTCGTTGAACGGAGTACGGCTGTCTAATATTAAATTAAACTTCTCTTTCTCAGTAAACCCTGCAACTTTTACACTAAGCTGGTTTTGTATCTTTGATAATTGATCTTTATACCGATTGTAACTTAACAATACATCAGAAATCAAATAATCAAAAACGTAATTCACTAAACCACTAGTTAACGTTCTTTCGTTATCAGACTTAGTGTTAGGAAACACAACATCTCGAAGCCTAAGTGCCTTACCAGTCCTTGTGTAGATAATCTGTCCAACTTGGTTTCTTTTAATTCTCGACAGGTCAAAGCCGGTTGCAAATGTAGCACACGGCTGATTCAATACTTTAGCTGTTATTAGACTGAAAGGATATTCAGAACTTCTGCGCCAAGCAGTTTCGACCGGCGAACGATCACCAAATTTGAAGGGAGACTGCCTTGCGCGATCGGACCTACTTGTAGCGTATTTGCTGTCTAGCGGGCTTAGCAAGTTGCCGCTATCATCTACCGGGATGTGTGACAGCAGGGTCGGCCTTGAGTATTTTGGATCCTTGCGAGTTACTGTTCCTGACTGGTTGCGTATGAATCCGCTGGCTAGGTCTTGCCATAGTACCAAGTTATTTCTTGTGTACGGCGCTGGTCCGTACACAGAATCCCACCATGTTGGCTTTTTTCTTATTCCTAACATTTCCCAAGGATGGGTGTGTGGTCGGTCAGTATCGTAAGCCTGTATATACACAGATCTCCAATAACCGTTTAAATTTGTTCCTGACGGGGAGGTTGTTCCGGTGTAATTATACGTAAACGTGTCCGTACTTTCAAATACAGTATTCGAAGTGTAATCAGGGTCGCCTGCTACACTTACCCAATCTACGAAGTCAGTAATCATAGAATTGTCAATAGACTCTTTGTTATATCCTGTGTTACGGAAATCGCCTGGAACAAATTCGTCAATACTAAACAGATCGGGATTATACTCTTGCTTGAGGTTATTGTAGATCCTAAGTTCTAGCTCTAAAATGATAGCGTCGCGGTAATCATTAAACGCAAGGATAATGCTGCCGTCGTGGCCTTGAATTACCCTCCGGGGCTCTCTGTACGTGTTGTCATCAAAGATCCTAGGAACAAACGCAGGATATAGCCCAAGTTTTGTCGGAGTAGCTGGAACATAAGATCCATCAGTAGTGTCACATTCGTACACTTCAATTAAATCGCCGCGCTGAATGTTAGCACTAATCTGAACAAACCCTTCGTCGTTAAACGTGTAGTCTTGATTATTAACAAGTTGCTCTGAGTTTAAGTAAACAAACACAGATTTAGGACTAAGAACGTTTAGACTAAACGGTGTAGTTAGTGCAAAAAACTCACTATTTTCTGCCTTAACTCTGTGTTCAATTCTTCTCGAAGCCGTTGCACAAAGCATGTCTGTAAAATAAAACGGCATACTACTAGTCTTGTCAGCATTAACTCGTTGTAAAATAAGATCTACTTGCTGACGGGGTGACCCGTCAAACCCTAAATTCTCGGCAGTCTGTAAAAAGTTACGTTTAAACTTGGCGTACTCTGCACGACTGAATCTTAGAGCTTTAACAATGTTAGCAGACTTGTCAGTTATATGATATGCAGCCAGGTTGAACGGTCCTGAATGTTGTACAAATCTTTTACCAAACTGATCTAGTTCGCCTAAATCACGAAGATTGCCAGGGCCTGGAAACTGGCCTGAGAATCCCTTAATGTTTTCAACTATAGTCGAGACATGATCATTGACCTCGCCTAGAGTAAAACTGCCGATTTTATCATTAAGTGGGTTTCTCTCTAGGTTGTGTGCAATCTCATAGTAGCCGTTGCTGTTCTTAGGAGCAGCACTTTTGACTTTTAGAATAACATTTGTGTCAGTCGGAAGTTGGGTGGAAAACTCTACCTTAGCATTAACATCTGATGAGCTAATAGTATAGTCAGTGCCGTTAACTTGCAGAACATGGTTGACAAAAACCTTAACCAGTAGATCAGTAAGCTGACTACTCTGATTGTAAACGTCAACTTCGAATGTACTAGTAGGCTCTTCGACCACGTACTGTCGAATAACATATTGGTTGCTTTTTTCAAATCCCTTAGTCCAGCCATTTTGAACAATAAAGTCTTCGCGGTCGGAGTATTTTCTAAGATACCCGGTGTCGGTTGACTTCGTAAAAATCTCTTCGTTAATCTGATATGTAAACTTACTGTCTACTAAAGGAAAGCTAAATTGTATGTCACCGACGTTTTGTATGGTTCTGTAGCTAATTGGGAAGCCTAACTCGGAATCTGGAGTTCCTGTGCCAGTCTTGTAAGTAAAGATCGGATTACCGTTAAAGCTCGATTGCTCGTACGAGCTAGCATCGTTAAACGAATAGCCTGCTGCATTGTACATTTGAAACAAAGGTTGCTGATTGACGTTTGTCTTTTCTTGAGTTTGCTTCCAGTCAGACCCAGTGAACCAAAATAGCTTGCCTCGGTTGTCTATGCCGTTAGTTACAAGAACAATCTCGTTTAGTAACGGAATAGTATCATCAGCTTCTACTAACGATATCTGTCTATTATTGTCAACAGTAATAAAGTTTACGGTGTATATTTTACCATTAACTAACCTGTCGGGGTCAGCAGTAAATAGCACTCGCATGCCTTGAGCTAGAGGAATACCATCTACGTTATACCCAACAGTTCCTTCAATTGTTGAAAAAACGTCAGTAGTAAAGTCGTCTACTAGGTCAATATCCCTTTTTGCAACCGTACCATAATTAAACAATCTTAGGCCGGCTTCAAACTCAATAATAGGTCTAGTAGCACGAGCTGATTGATCTAAAGATATAGGCTGCTTGTTGAATTCAGCAGCAGTTTCTATAACACTAGAATGGAACCATAGGTTATACCTAGCCCATGCATTTCTGTCTGAGCTAGCTCTGTTTACAACAATGTAATCTTTGGTGCCAGCAAAGCTGTTAGCATTGCCAAACGGCAGCCGGTCAAACGGGTTATTGTCAAAAGGAATAAGTTGGTCAGCTGTGTAAGCAGCAGGAATAGTTAATTCGGCTTCGTTTACCAATTTAATAGAAGAGCCGACACCTTCAACAAACCAGTCGCCTTCGGCGTACTTCTGTGGAATTACATTACCGCCAAAGACAACCTTAGTACCATTCGAAAGTTTAATGCCATTAGAACTAGTATATGCTACTTTACCTAAGATTTCTTCTTCTACGTCAATTGCTGTGTTCTGTTCTATGTTGAATACTTTAACGAATCCGCCGGTATTAATATCAGACTCGCTTAGGTAAAATAGGTGATCCGGTGATTGATACGGAACTGTAAACTCTATAACACCGTTTTCGATATACTGAGGATCAACTTCGTTACCGTCTGCATTAAAGAACTTCTGTCCTTCAACATACTGGCTGGATATGTTTTCGCTAACACCTTCTACAACAACCTGATTTCCTTGGTTGTCTGTTGTAAGGAAATCAGGATTAGGAATAGAAAACTTGCTGTCTCTAGTAATAGCAAACGGGTGGCCCGGTGTGTTAATTTCGAAGCGGTATGTCTGTCCTCTATAAAGAGTTAAAATAGGATTAGAAGATAACCTTGACGAGAACTTATATACAGAATTGTCGCCAGCCGATTCTACAGTGACACTATAAGTACTTACTACGTTTCTAGTTTGTCCGAATATTGTTACTGCGTCTGGACCATTAGGCAGCCAGTAGTATTCACGGAAATTAACCAACTTGTCCCAGTCAACATTTGGGTTCCAAGCATAATACTCTTGCGTGTTAAGATTACTTTGATTAGAAACGTCTCCGTTAAACGCAGAAACTTGGTTTATAAAATCAGGATAGTCTTTGTAGAAATCTACATTACCTAGCTCGTCCTTAACTACTGTTGCTGGCTCGAGTTGACGAGTCTGACGTTGGTCACTAATATCTTGGATATACGTGTCGTTTGCACGGAAGGCCTTTGCTGTTTTGCGGCCATAGAATCCAGAAATTTTCTCCGCAGTACCTGGCTGGACCATTTGGTCCAGAGTGCTGCCTAATATTTTCTTATTTGCTTGAGTTCTAAAATACCGTGGTAACAGCTCTGAGCTTCTTCTTTGTTCGTCGCCACCTATTGGCAGCGGGAAATCATTTTGATCATTGTTTGACATTAGAAGCTAATTCCTCCAGAGGTGTTAAGTGTTCCAGCCGAGGTATCACTTTCGATACCTTGTCTTGCCGGTTCGTTTGATGTTGTAACTATGCTACCAGAAGCGTTTAATCGAGTTGCTGTAACTTCGTCAATTAATTTGACATCTGCTACACCTGCTCCAGAAATAAAAATCTCGTCTGGCTGAGAACGAATCTCAAATAAGCTACCAAACGACTGGTCTAACTGGTTTGGTACGATAATAAAAGTTACTAGATCAGGTGCCATTCTGTTCATAACAAATGAAGCTAGTTCTTGAAAGTAAAATGTGTCGCCAAAACCCCAGTTGTCTAGAGCAAAATATTGATTAACTAGACTGATAATCCGTGTTTTTATATCGTTGTCGTTTAGCACAACCTCGGGGTTTTTTACTGCTTTAAATGTAGCTTGCAAATCTTCGTTCGCCTTTGGGCCAAATAATACTTTGTACTTAACCGGATGATAAATTACCTCATCACTTATTGACTTAATCTTGTTAATTTCACTTCCAAACGACCTAAACAACTGATCGGAACTAGGAGGTTTCGGCCTTTCGTCAAGCTGGCCGTCTAGATACAACCTATAATTTCTGTCGTAACCTCTAGTAAGCAAGTACGTATCCATAATATTACTTGCACTAGGATCAATTCTTGCACTGGCGTCAGCAGTGTGCACGTAATGAAACTTTAGACCCGAGCGGCCTATATGTGCTACAAAGTCTCCCGTTAACTCTAAAGTTAACGAATTAGCATTTAGCCGCTTGAACACATCAGAGCTATTAAAGTAAAACACTTGGCCGTCGTCGTATGTACTTAATGGTGCTAACTCTGCTTCGCTCCGCAACAGGATAACTCCTACTTCTTCGTGATCCACATATCTAAAGTCCTCTGTTCCGGCTTCGGTAATATAGCGCTCTTGGATTACAATTTTCTCTAAGATTGTAGACAAGCCAGTCTGCGGGTCAATAAAATCAGGATTAACTATTAAGTCAAAGAGCTTAGGATTATCGACAACTCCGTCAGTGTCTCTGTCTGCAAATGTTACTTCGACTCTAGAACTATCAACATATCCGTCTTTATCTCTAAACTCTTCTAGAATCTCCCAAACAAAGTCAGTAGTAAACGCACCTATTGCATCTGGTTGATTATTAACGTTAAGTACCGAAATCTTATCTTTAACGACCTTGCCTGTTTTATTGTCGAACACTTTGTTAGTTGAATCGTAAAAGAATCTTATTTCATTATCACTTTCAAAGACATAACGCAAGCCTCTGTAAGTTACTTTGTATCGTTCTCCAGATGTTTCAAATTTCAGAAGCCAACTAGCATCTAGCCCTTGGCCAGTATTGTCGCCAGCAAAGCCTGTACTAAATTCTCCTCGAGAATTTAGGTTAGAAGCTGTTACTAGGCGCCAACGTTGAGCAGTTACATCAAAACGCAAGCCGAAATTATTAAACGCAAATGTCTGATCAATGACCTGCCTCTTTACGTCGTCGATAAGTGAATTAGCAAGTGCAGGACGTATTTCGTCAATAAGTGCTCCTTGAGGTATCTTATCACTTAAAGAAATAGCTCCAGTTTCTTCACTTAGTGTAACGTCTGCGCCGTTGCCAGCAACGTTAAACACCTTAGTCCAAATGTAAGTTTTGTCTCCTAACTTACTAGGAGAGCCTGTCTTGATATTGTTATTACGGTCGAAGTATGTGCCTGATGGTGAAACAAACCTAAGTAAACTATCGGGCTTTAAGAACCGTAAACTCGACGACGTAAACGAGCCAACCTGAAGCAAGTTTTCTCTTGGCGCAGTTACAGAGTTACTCAAAAAACCTGTGTACGTATTTGTGTCATTTGTTTCTTCTAACCAAAACGCACCAATTTCCGATGCACTTATTTTAGGAAACCGGTCGTAGTAAAAATGAGCTACTTTCCTGTTGCTCAGCAACGGCTCTATTTCATTTACGATTATGCCTTCGATATCTGTTTGTGTAGTAAAAGAAAATGTCGTAGTTTTGTTAATAAACTCTTTGTAGACTACTCCGTCGTTACCGTATAAGTTGGTGTTACTGTACTTTCCTGTTGCATCAATTAAATCAAAAAATCTAGAAATACCGCTAGAAGTTCTGTTAACAGACTTAACCTTGACAATTTCTTGGCTAATTCCAAGAGGAGCAATGTTATAATCTTCACCTGTAACCATTCTATTCTGAGTATAATAAGTAGCAGGAGCATTAGACTTAATGCTTGCATTAGACTCGCTAGCAGAACTATTGCTTATTGTAGTCTGAAGACCAACAGTTATTGTAACCTCTTCTGGTCTTCCTTGTTTACTTAAGTAAGGAATTGTGAAATTAATTCCAGACATTGCCGCAGGGGTTATAATCATGCTGCGATTTTCACTTACTCTATAATAGGTTCTAAAATTACCTTTTGGAAGCTCTCCAAATACACCGTCAGAGAAGATTAAATTAATTCTGTCATCAACCCGAGTTAGCACACTGTATACCGACCGGATCTTTTTGTTTATGCTGTTATAGATAATGTTGTTACCTTCAACACTGTCGACTTTAGTCCATAACTCTGTTTCGTTGCCGTTAGCATCTAACTTGTACAACCAGACATCGGAATCGTTAATGTTTATTGTGTCTACAGACACGGTTTGATTAGCAGTAGGTTGAGTTACTGTAAACTGTCCGCTATCAAGAATACCTTGACGGAAATGAGTAAAGAAACCACTGTTGGAACTGCCGGGGCCGCGGCCGTCGTCCCTATATAAGAAAGCAAAGTTATTGCCCGGTAGAGGTGCTTCTTCTTCGATATTACCATCACTCAAATCAGTAGAAACGATTTGAAAGGGAGTAGTTTTGCCTTCAATAGTTTTTTGAAAACTGTAGGTTGGAATAGTAGTATTAAGACCATTAATCCTGTACTGCTCGCTAGGAACACCTGCAACGTCGTCGCGCTTTGCAGGTTTTCCGAAAACGCCGTTAACAGGCAGTGCAGTGTTTAAAATCTTAATAAATTGTTCAAACCAGCTATTATTCGTGCTATCGTTCCAAGAAATTGTTTGACCTTTTAAGTTAACTCCGTTACTGTCAACTAAATCTTCTGTGGTCCTAACAGCAGTAAATTTTAGCAGACCATTAGCTGCTTGATTTCGGCGAGGATTATAGCTTATTAGTCTTGCAAGACGCAAGACGCTTTCTCTGCGCTCTGCTAGTTCAAGAAAGTTCTCTCGAGCGTTTAAGTCGATTCGGAAAGCTAAGTTTTGTCCTAAAAACGCAATAAGATCAATAAGCGCAAGATACTCTGATGATTCGATATAATCGTTAAAATCTTCAGGATAATTTTCACGCAAATATGTAATCATTGTGCGTCTTAGATTGTCAAAGTCGTAACTCTGGAAATCCGCATTGCGAAAGGTTTGGTAAACACGCTTCCAGTCTTCTGCGACTAGTAATCGGTTCTGTCTATCAGTTGCTGACATGTACTTTCCTCTGTTATATTAGTATTTATTTATAACAGAAAACTACGTATATAATCACGCAATTAAGCCGTTAGCTTGATCGAATTGTAAGCGCATCTTTTCAGAAATACTATAATCTAAATAGGTAATTACACACTCAATTAAAATACCGTTAAAGAAAGTATCTACAATAACCCAGTCAACAGAAACTCTTGGGTCGGCATTAACAATAGTCTCAATGTTCTCTACAATAGCCTGCTTCAAGTTTTCAGTTAGAGGTTCGTACAATAAATCCCAAATGATAGTGCCAAACTCGGGATTTTCTAATTTTTCACCCTGACGAATATGAAAATGATTTATAATGTCTTGTTTTATAATCGACACATCATAAAGTCTGAATCCGTCGTTGGCGGGGTTAACCGTGCTGATGCCTCGGTAAACGGTATTAGCAACAGGCTGCCGCTGCTTCTGCGACTGCTCTGCCTGGACTCGTTTATAAAGATTCTTTTCTAGTGTGCTCATGGAAGTATTTATCCTAAAAATCTATGCTATGCCGCGGCTAAACCAGTCTGATTCTTCATTTCGCCTAGTAACTAGTCCAGCTAGTCGTTGTCCGTCAGACAGATTATACAACTTAATCTTATCCGCAATTACGGCGTTTGTCCTAGAACCATTGTCTGTAACCTCGGCTATTGCACCGGTTCCGAGATTAAACGCAAACGACGTAAGTGCATTTACTTGATCTTCATTCCAGTTGTAATTATTATTCTTAGCAAACTCTATAACAAACAACCGGCGGCTCGTGAGGTCGTCTTTGAGGCGCCGCAATGCTACTTCTTTATCAATAACTTCAGTCTTAGACCTTGCTTTAGTACCATAACCGTTAGTGTACTGCTTAGCATCCCATCTAGCTCTAGCAGTAAACCTTTCTTTTGAAATAATAAAATTAACCAAATCATCCGGTGGGGTTGACGCAGCCTTTTTCGGTGGTGGTGACAACCCATCAGATGATTGGGTACCTTCAGAAGTTGACACCGGAACAGCTTCTGAAGACTGGGTGTCCGTAACAGGAGCAGATTGCACACTAGTTGACTGGGTTAGACCTTTTCTAAATGTATCTGGGGTGGCTATTAGTTCGGCATCTTCAATAGCAGCAGAAACCGTAATATCTGTGTTCTCAGGAACAAAACTTGACGGTTTTAAATTCTCGTGATGTAACCAAGGCTCGTGTGAAGGCATACGTTTTACTATGGACTTGACTGTAATTGTAGTTAGATCTTCAGCAACAACTTTACTAAGATCGTGTGCTAACAACGGAGTAACTTCAGTGGCGTCTTCAGCTTTGCCTGCAGGTCCAGCTGGACCTGCAGGAAGTGCGACTCCACCGTTAATAGCTACCGATACGCCATCAATGGCAACTACGCCAAGACCAAGTACATTAACTAGAGCTCCGTTGATGTTAACACTATCTCTTGTAGACAAAACATTAAGGGCCAACCTGCTTTGCAGATTTAATGCGCCGGCTGCCACTGCGTTTAGAGTAGCGCCGGCTAAATTAATAGAGTGCGAAGCTTTATGGTTTATTGACTTACCAGCAGTACTAAAAATTTCGCCAGTAACATTGTGATGAAGATCTCTGCCAACTGAAATTTTGCAATCCTTAGTAACTTTAATATCATGCGACTTTTTAACATCTACTTTCATGTTTTCTTCAACAAGAATCTTAGTATCTTTTTTACTTTCGATTTGTACATTGCCGCCAGTATCGTTGCGCCCTGATGCTCGCATATTAATGTTACGACCGCTTTCGATATTAACATCTCTATCAGCAGTAAAGTTTAAGTCTTGATCCGAGTGCACACTAATACTATCAGAAGCATAGATATCTATTTTTCCATTGCTCGACAACTCAATCCACGAAGTCCCGCGAGCATTTCCAATGTATATTAAGTCCTCGGAGTTGTGCATTAGTATCTGGTGGCCGGTGCGGGTGCGCAAGCGAAGCAACTCGTTATGAGGAATGGTTCTATCACCGTTTACGTCTCCGCCTTCTACGTATGCATACTCAGGTGGCCCGGACCCTGCTGGAGTTTTCCTTATTAGTTTGTCGTCGCCATCGTCCATAACAAAGCTGAATCCGCCTAGTCGGTTAACAAAGACATTGGCTTTCGACTCCTTTTCACCATAAGAGCCTCTAGGGGCGCCAGGCCTTTTGTCAACTGGTCCAGGAGTGCTAATTCCAAACACAGAACTCGGAACTTCTCTGCGGGCACTACTTGACGTAGTACCTCGAACTTCATCATCAATTAGCCCCTGAGTGTTGAGTGATTCTGTAAAGTCCTTGTTGTAAGGCTTCTTAAAGGTTGTAGGATCTACTGGCTGTGGGGATTGGGTTTTCTTATTATATTCAGCAGTGGGCAACTTCTTGCCACGCAGGTCTGCCGGAGTGCCTGACGTAGTTAACTCTGTGCTGGCACGGCCGTCCGGTATCATAAAATTCATATACTGGTCTTGAATGCATCCTATCCAGTAACCTCTGGAAATGTCACCTTCTGCGAACGTAACCAATACTTTTGAGCCGGCATCTGGCGGTACAAACCACATGCCGTAGGACTTTTGTGTATTTTCGTACCCATCGTTTGCAGAAGAAGTATTGTAGTTAGTAACTCCGTAGAACGGACTAAGGTAACTTACTTCAATAGTAGTACCGACTCTCTCAGGCAAAGAGCCTGCTTGATTTTTTCGCAGCAAGTCTACTTTCAATCCGCCCATAGAATTAGGGTCTAAGTGACTTACCACAACTGCTTCAAACGGGCCGGCACCGGTGAAACCTAGCTCTTTTAGCGTCCGGGCCGCACTTGATCTAATTTCTTTTGCCATTTATATTCCTAGTTTACAAATTACTTATCTTAAGTCAAACCTGCGCCGGGGTTTTCAGAAGGTGAAGAAGCATTCTGATTTGGCGACGGCGATTGTGATTCTGCTATTGCTCTGAATTTACTAACTCCGTCCTCAGTTTGATTCTTGCGTCTAACTAGCTGTAACCTTTGTGTAAACTTGTTTCCGTTTATGTTATTGTCTACAACTGTAACCTTATAAAAGCCACTAAACCCATCGACGAGCACAGATTCTGAGTGGAAATCCATCCCGCCCTGCTTGTTGTAATCAACCGGAGTTCTAAAGTTTATTAAAATATCAACCTCGTTACGTTGATAATCAATACTTCCGTCAGAGTTTATAGTAGCTGTTTGCCCACTGTTACTAGAAGAGTAGTTGCCCAGGCCACTATTTGGTAGGAAATATGGGTCTCCCCATATTTCGACCTCGGCAGTAATTAAATCGGCATCGCTGTTTAATATAATATTGTGAAACTGCTTTGCTAAATTACGTTTTGGATCTGTGTCTGCGGCTCCGCCAGTGGAATTACCGACATTGTTAACTAATCTATTTCTACTGTACGTGTCTAACTCTGTGTCAGGTGGCTGAGATGACCTGGCCAAATACGGAGGTGGAGTAGACTCTGCTAACTTATTCTTGGCGCCAGACAAGGTGTCACCACTAAAATTTCCATAATCAGCTCTAAGAGCTTCGAAGAATGCAGCATTAAATTGAATATCAAAACTAAGAACATCATCGTTTTTACCCGAATATATGTAGTCGTATACCTTAGAGACTTGCTTAGCAAGAGACTGGGCGCCGGGGACACCTTTATTAGGTGAAACCATATTACTAGCGTGTACCCGGTAAGGAACAACATTGTAAACATACACCTTCGGTTTGTTGTTAGTAATTGCTTCGTACTCGGGAATGTCTAAAACATGACACTCGGGTTCAACAATGAACCAATTTATCATACCTTCTTCGTTAATCGTGTTAATTGTGTTCGACGCGTAATTGCTAATTAACACAACTTCCTCGATGATTTTTTGAATAGACATTCCTTGAGGGAAATTATATACACGCTCGCCGTCTTTAGAAGTAAGTTCAATACCGTTACGTCGATATACGTCACCTTCCTTGTCATAAAATGCCTGGCTTTGCATAAACGGATGGTTAGTACTTTGATTAAAATCCTCAATCATTCTAGCCCTTCCGATGTTGTTAACGTCCGTGGTAGAACTTCCAGTTAGCTTCTGAAACACATTGTTGTTAGAACTCACAGCAGATGAACCAAAAAAGGTGCCGACTCTGTTAACAAAATCTGAAGTTCGAATAACTCTGTCTTCTGCTAAGTCGGGGCCTGTTGTTGCACTATCTGACCCTGGTTGGGTGCCAGTAGTTGTGCCCAGGGTAGTCCTAAATTTTGGAAATCTAATAACATACAAATCAGTTGCCGGCAACCCATCTGCCTCGGCTATTTCTCTTAATTTTGAGTTCATAACAGCAGTTAAGCTTTGCTCGCCAAAGCTCAGCACATCAGCAATCGATGATCCTTTTATACTAACAGGATCTTTAATGTGCTGAACTTCGTCACTTAGTGATTGCTGGCTCCACGAGACTCCCGAAACTTCATACGTAGATCCGCCACGTTCAACATCAAACTGAACGTTAGACAACCTAAACGGAATCTTTCTAGAAGCGTAGTTCACAGGCACTGAAACATTATTATCTGTATGTCCAACAAAGTCTATTTCAAGCAAAAAAGGAGAGTCTGTGTAGTTCTTGTAGCCGGCTTCAGAAGCAGCAATCTTAAGATTCTGTAAAAATATGCCCAAGCTATACGGTTCGCTTACCTTAAAAGAAAGAGTAGTACCAACGGACATTCCTGTTTTATTGTTAGGAGACATAATAGACTTCATTTCAAAGTCGTCTATAAAAAACTCTAAATTACCATCTTTGTTCATATCAGCAGCATTAGTTATTCGTTTGCCATTGATTCCGCCACCGCCACTTCTCAAAATAGTAAAATCTGCGCCACGCTTATGGTATGTATTTTTAGGGTCGTTGATACTAGCTGGAGATAGTACCCCTAGACTAATAATGCAATTGTAACTATTAAATACAGATAACTGGTTGGCTACTTTATCTACTGTTCCTGGGGGAACTCGATCCTCAGTGCCAGACGCTGGAGGAGTTGACCTTCCTAAGAAGTCCTCAATAGAAATTTTAGGCAATTCGCTTCCGTACCCTAAATTCCAAAGAATTGAAGTAGACAGAATAGTTGCGGCGTTACCTGAACTAAACAAACTTGTTGCTGTACCAGAATTATTAAACTCTGACTTACGCATATACTTCTCGTCGCCGTTGTATAAAACTCCATGACCGAGCGGGGGCTTTTTTAACAACGACGAATCCTGCTGTGAAGCAGTCATAGAACTGCTAGACTCTACTGACCTAGATCGATCTGCTGGTTCGCCGGAATTTACTCTGATATTATTAGAACTACTTATATCTGCACTGAGCTTGTTAGCTTCGTCGGTTGAAGTAGGACTAAAGTCGTAGTCTACTCCGTTTACTTTTGACAACAATTGATTTTTTTCTATTTGCGTCTGTTTTATAGAAGTCATATTAGATCCCTAATAGTTTTTTAAGGGCTTGTGGTTTAGGAAGGAAAATTGTAGTGCCTGCTCGCATATCGTACACAGGATCTTTAATAATGTCCATATTGCGCTGGGCAAACACCCACCACAACTTGGGGGTTCCGTAATAGTCATACGCTAGCAAGTCAGGTCGATATGTATACTGCGTCTCTATTGTATATCTGGGGTCGTCACTTTCTGCTGGTACAGGCCTAATCCTAAGGATATCTAAGCTACCTAAATTGGTAATATTTGTATCATACCACGGGCTAGTTGATGCGTACTTGGCCATTAAATAAATCCTGTATTGTTTCTAATAAACTTGCCGTTAACAAAGTCGTTTAAGTTAAACTGTGATACGGTTTTTCTACTGTAAGTAGGTTGTACTGTTACCGTCATGAGACTTTGGGTCGGCACCCATGTAACACCTTTGCCGTCGGAAGACTCTGTTATGCCATCAAGACCAGTAATTAAGTTATCCATTGGGACCGCAACATAATCAACGTCTGACGGCAAGTCTATTGTAAAGTTTGTAACAACACAAGGAATATTATTGAAAACATAATCACCATACCCGTTCAACTTAACAATTGGAGGTGGCGAGCCAGCGTTAGCACTATCACCGTAAAACATCTTGGTAACACTTCTTAGATAGTGCATAGCAGCTACCCAATACTGGCCTTCTGCGGCATTTTCTACTGTAAAATCACCTGTAATTACTATTTCTTGAACATTACTACTTTCATAAATTTGGAATGGGAAGTTTGAATGCACTGGCTGCAAGCTATTATAGCTCGCAGAGTGTCCGACAATAATAGTAGGTGTATACGGAAAAACAAATGCGCCTCCGGCGTTCACCAAAGGAGCCAGTAGGCCGTCAGTGGCAAACTGTTGCGGGATGCTTAGCTTAACTCGCCAGTCTGCTCGAGAACTAGATGTACTAAAACTTGCAGAGGCCGGCCCTGAAGTTGTAGGACTAGGCGGTGGCAAATTGTTGCCCCGAAGGCCGCTGGCAAACTTTGAAGCACTGTATATCTGGTCAAAACCTTGGCCGGCTTGAACCCTTTGATTAAGGGCGGCGCCTACAGAACTTGCAACATCCGACGAGCTGCTTTGCTCAGGAGGGTTAAGAGCATTAATTTCATCTCTGCTAGCTTGGTACTTGCCTTTTAGCGGAGTACTGTTGTTCGGATTGACCAGGGCTGACATTTAAAAAATCTCCTACATTATCATGTATTTAGTTGACAATATTAACTGTGTGTATTATAATAAATATAATTGTTAGGAGAACATTTTGAAAAAACACAATTACCTAAATAATAAAGACATTCTTGCTCAGATCCATAAATCAAAGAACACATTTAGTAGTTACACCCAGCCAGAATATCACCAGTATGACATTATTCTAAACAATCGTAATAGTATTAACAAGGACACTATACTAGAAGCTAAACAAAATAAAGCAAAAAGACTAAGTTCTCGAGAATACGAAAAAAGAAAGCTTGCCGGAGAACAAGTTAAGCAGGCAGACTGCGAGCATACCGTAAGTAGTATTACTACCGAAGAACTAATATTTAGAGTAATGTCCTTTGACCATATTCCAGATGCTCCTGGAAGGAAAAAAACTCCTAAAACAGTAGCAGACACTAAGGTTAAATTAAATTTTCCACCTTTTGTACACTACAAGTTTAACCAAGAAGGTACCTTAGAGACAGTAGGAAAGTCGCACTGGCAGGGCAACATCCACGATGGTATTTTTAATAAGGATCACGGACGGGCAACAAACGAGTTAGCAAAAATGTGGCTAAAGCTATGTGACCGTTACGCAACTCGTGGTAACGTCCGTGGTTATACGTACAATGACGAGATGCGTGGACAGGCTATTTTGCAGCTATCGCAAATCGGACTACAGTTTGATGAAAGTAAGTCACTAAACCCGTTTGCATACTATACAGCAGCAGTAACCAATTCGTTCGTTAGAGTCATAAATATCGAAAAGCGCAATCAAAACATGCGAGATGACATATTAGAAATGAATGACTTAACTCCAAGTTACACTAGGCAACAGCTCGGCGAATGGGAGGCAGAATTAAAGCGAAATGGATGCGATACAGACAGCTAACCAGTTACTAAGAAGCAAACGTCTAACGTTTAAGATGTTGTTAGAGTCTGCTATAAAGCAGGAGGCTAGCAATCTGTCTGCTAAACTCAGTACTAAAAATGCAAGACAGATTCTGCATCACGTAATAGCAGGACACGCAGAGATTCCTGTATGTCCTTGCGGCGTGTGTGTATCATGGAATTCTGACAAAGCCTGCTATCGAAAATACTGTTCAACCGCATGCACTGCAACTTACACTGTAGAAGAAAAGAAAAGAAAGAACCTAGAAACATTAGGAGTAGAATGGCACACACAAGATGCTGTTTGGTCCGAAAAGATTAAACAAACTAGTCTGGAGAAATTCGGAGCAGAGCATTACAGCAAGACAAGCGAGTTTAAGAACGCAGTTAAACGATCTAATTTAGAAAAGTACGGCGTCGAGCATGCGTCTCAGTGCTTAGCAGTTAAAGAAAAAGCAAAGAGTACTTGGGAAACTCATTACGGAGTGCAAAACCCGATGCACTCACCTAGTATTCGACAAAAAATGGCAGAAACTACCTTTTGCAAGTTGGGAGTCTACAATGCATTTCACTCACTTGAAATTCAAAACAAGATTAAACAAACTAACTTAGCAAAATACGGATTTGAGAACCCTAGACAAAACCTAGATGTTCAGGCAAGAGCATCTAAGTCTTACAAGGAAAATTTCTATCAACCAGATACCTTAGAAAAACTGTTATCACCCAAGTGGCTATTTGAAGAACACGCAAATGGCAAGACCGTGGCCGAAATAGCTGACCGCATCGGAGTTAGCCCTAGTAATCTATCGAAGTATTTTCAGAAATACAATATCGACATTGTTCATCACAGACAAACATACGCAGAAAAGAAACTTCTACAATTCCTTAACGAAAACAATATCAGAGTTATTCAGAATGATCGTACGGTACTATCTCCAAAAGAGCTAGACTTCTTACTTCCTGACTATAATCTAGCAATAGAAATAAACGGTGTTTATTGGCACACTGAACAATTTAACAAGCACCCATATTACCACTACAATAAAACAAAGGAGTGTGCTGAACAAGGAATTGAGCTTTGGCAATTTTGGGATTACGAAATGGAAACTCTATGGGGTCTAATCACAGATAAAATATTGTCTAAGACGCAGATCCAACAAGAAAAGATCGGAGCTAGAAAACTGCTAGTAGGTTTAGTAGACACTCCACAAAAAAGTAAGTTTTTCAAGAAAAATCACCTACAGGCAGACTGTGGAAGTAGTATAAATCTGGGATTACTTAGTAAGTCTGGAGAATTAGTAATGTGTGCGAGTTTTAAGAAATCTAGATTTTCAAAAAGGTACAAGTGGGAGCTAATTCGCTTGGCAACCAAAAGAGGAACAATAGTAGTAGGCGGTGCAAGTAGACTTATAAACCGTTTCGTAAAAGATTATATGATGAAAGAAGACCAGCTGGTGAGTTACTGCAATCGCAGGTTTTCAACAGGACACGTATACCAAAAGATTGGATTCACCTGCGTTTCTACTAAAACACCCGGATATGTCTACACAAAGGGTAATAGGGTTATCGGAAGTAGACAACAATGGCAGAAACATAAATTGTCAACCAAGCTTCAAACATTCGACAATTCGCTATCTGAGGTCGAAAACATGTCTAAGAATTCTTGCTATCGTCTCTGGGACTGCGGTCAAGACACTTGGGTGTTAATAAAATAAAAAAATCGTTTGACAACAACAACCTAGTGCTGTATAGTGTATTTAATTGGAGAAAATATGTTTAAAAAAGCTGCTGTTTTCACAGACTTACACCTTGGGTTAAAAGGAAACGCTAAGGTACACAATCAGGATTGTGAGGAGTTCATTGACTGGTATATTGCAGAAGCTAAAGCTGCTGGCTGCGAAACCGGTATCTTTTGCGGAGATTATCATCACAATCGCAACACTTTAAACGTGTCTACAATGAACAGTTCGCTGCGAATACTAGAGAAATTAGGAGAAGCTTTTGATCAGTTCTTCTTTTTCCCCGGGAACCACGACCTGTATTACAAAGACAAACGCGACATCCACTCTGTAGAGTTTGGACGGCACGTTCCTGGCGTAACTATTGTGAACGAAATTACAGTCAAAGACGACGTGGCACTTGTACCTTGGCTCGTTGGAGACGAGTGGAAGCAGATTGAAAAGATCAAAGCAAAATATCTGTTTGGTCACTTTGAGCTTCCTAGTTTCTATATGAACGCAATGGTACAGATGCCAGATCATGGTGACTTAAAGTCACAGCACTTCAAGCATCAAGAGTATGTGTTTTCAGGACACTTTCACAAGCGTCAGAAAAAAGGTAAAATACATTACATAGGCAACGCTTTCCCTCATAACTATGCAGATGCATGGGATGACGCAAGGGGTATGATGATTATCGACAAAGAAAACAGCGGGGAACCTATCTTTATAGACTGGCCGAATGCCCCGAAATATCGAACTATTAAACTTTCTGAGCTGTTAAACGACACCGAAAGTATCATTAAGTCAAAGATGTATTTGCGTGTGACTATTGACGTTCCTATCTCATACGAAGAAGCAAGTTTCATCAAAGAAACCTTCATCTCTCAATACAGTTGCAGAGAGATTACGCTGATTCCGCAAAAGCAGGTGGAAGAGATCTCTACAGACATTGACATTGAGCACTTTGAAAGTGTTGATCAGATTGTGTCAAATGAGATTACAGCAATCGACTCTGACAACTTTGACAAGAAATTACTGTTAGATATCTACAACGAGCTATAACAAATGATAAAAGTAAAAGACTTAACAGTCCGTAACTTCATGTCTGTGGGTAACGTATCACAGGCTGTGAACTTTAACAAAGAAAAACTTACACTGGTACTTGGTGAGAACCTAGACCAAGGTGGTGACGACACTGGATCGCGAAATGGAACAGGGAAATGTGTTTGTACAAATACTGTAATAAATGTAAGAAACACTAAAACAGGTGAAATTTACGAAACAACAGTAGGAGATCTTTACAATGCCGCGATGGAAGTACAGTCTAAAGGATAACTTTATACAAGTGTTAGACGACTACAAACAAAACAAAGAGGAAACACTAAAAAAATGTCTACAATTTCTCAAACAGTAGATAGGAAATTCATCAACAGCGTTGACCTTTCTGATCTTGAAATCGAAACAGATTCTGGATGGCAACCTGTTTCTGCTATTCATAAGACTATTCCTTACAAGGTATGGGAGCTCGAAACAGAAACTGGTCGGATACTACATTGTGCCGACACTCATATCTTGTTCGACGAAAACTTTAACGAGATGTTTGTCGAAGATGTTGACGTAGACGTTACAAAAATAATCACTAAGTCTGGTCCTGAGACAGTGTCTTACCTAAGAATGGCTGAGCATAAAGAAAATATGTTCGACCTAACTGTTGAGCATCCTGATCATAGATTTTATACAAATGGTATACTTTCTCATAATACCTCTATCATCAACGCTCTCAGTTACGCATTGTACGGCACAGCCCTTACAAACATCAAAAAGAATAACTTGATCAACAAGACTAACAGCAAAGGCATGTTGGTTACACTGCATTTTGAAAAAGACGGTACTAATTATCGTATAGAGCGTGGTCGCAGTCCTAATATACTCAAATTTTATATTGATGAGCAAGAACAGGAAATGACAGACGAGTCTCAGGGCGATAGTCGTAAGACTCAAGAAGTAATCAATGAGCTGTTGGGCATGACACACGACATGTTTAAACACATTGTCGCTCTTAACACCTATACCGAACCGTTTCTTAGTATGAGGACCAACGACCAGCGAGCAATCATTGAACAATTGCTGGGTATTACTATTCTTTCTGAAAAGGCTGATGTGCTAAAAGAAAAGGTTCGTGCTGTTAAGGCGGAAATCACAGAAGAAACACTAAAGATCGATGCAATCCAGACTGCAAACAGCAAAATCGAGCACACGATTAAGAGCCTTGGCACAAAAAGAAGTGCCTGGAACTCTAAAAAAGATAAAGATATCAACAACTTAGTAAAGGCAATCGACGAGCTCGAACATCTTAACATCGACGAAGAACTTGCTGCACACGACACTCTGTCCAATTGGACCGAACTAGACAACAAGCTCAGTGCACTTCAGAAGGAGCAAAGCACCTTAGAAAGCGCTCTAAGCCGTGCAGAGAAGACCGTAAACAAGGTCGCCGGGGACATTGCAGACCTTGCTGACGCGGCCTGCTACGCTTGCGGACAAGAATTACACGCAGATAAGAAAAAAGAAATTCTTGACAAGAAAAAGAAAGAACAGCAAGATGCTGTTGCTTATCAAACTGAGGTTGCAGACAAGTTAACCAAAGTACAAGCAGATATGTCAGAAATAGGCGAGTTAGATCACAAGCCTAGGACATTCTACGAGACTATGAAAGAAGCATACGAGCACAGAACCAACGTTGCTAGCTTAGTACAGGCGCTCGAGAGTAAAACAGCAGAAGAAGACCCTTACCAAAGCCAAATTGACGAATTACAATCAGAGGCTATCCAAGAAGTCACTTGGGGCAAGGTGAATGACTTAACAAATCACAAAGAACATCAAGAATTCTTGCTAAAACTGCTTACAAACAAAGATTCTTTTATTCGCAAGAAGATTATTGATCAGAACTTAGCTTATTTGAACCACAGGCTTTCATATTACTTGGATAGACTGGGATTACCGCATCAAGTAACGTTCCAAAACGACTTGAACGTTGAAATTACCCAACTTGGTCAGGATTTAGACTTTGACAACTTGTCACGAGGCGAAAGAAACAGGCTTATACTAGGTCTGAGCTTTGCTTTCCGTGATGTTTGGGAAAGTTTGTATCAAAATGTGAACTTGCTATTCATAGATGAGTTAATTGACAGTGGTCTTGACTCAGCAGGTGTAGAAAACGCACTATCTGTGCTTAAAAAGATTGGTCGAGAGCGTGAAAAGAATATTTTCTTGATATCACACAAGGATGAATTGATTGGAAGAGTAAATCACATTCTCAAAGTAGTTAAAGACGGCGGGTTTACAGCATACGCCAATGATGTGGATGTAATAGAATAATGACACAAAGAGCACCTTCAGACGACACACACGACGAGCTAGTAATAGCATACCTAGAATACTTTAAGACCTACGACTTGTGGAAGCAGAATCCCAGTGTAAGAAAATACTTTGCACACCAACAACGGATCAAAAAATTAATTTATACAGCTAGGTTGCTAAACACTGAAGTAAGAGACGAGTTTTACGAAAACAGAGAACGCCCTGGTGTAAAACTAAAGAAGAAACCCGACGAAGACCAGGAAGGGTAAGCCCGCAGAAGCCTAAAACAAGAAGAATACATGTCTATTAGTGATTTACTGATAGACATGATGCTCTAGTCAAGGCATATCTTGAATACTTTGATGCTTGTTTTTGGTACCTCGAGCGTGATTCAGTAAGAACAGAATATAGCTACCAGAAAAGGCTCAGGGAAGTTATCGAGCTGGCTAAATTAGTACAGCAGGACGCTCAAGACAACTTTTATAAAGAAAGATTGCGGCCAGGCGTAAGACTCCAAAGGGGGAAGAATGCCAAGTAAAAGTAAAACCAAAGGTAAGACGTTTGAACGAGAGATAGCAACCTATCTTTCTCAAACATATTCAGACAGCTTCAAACGGGTGTTTGACTCAGGGGCATTCACTGGTGGTAAGAACGCACACCGGCGGGACAGTCTTACAGAAGGTCAAGTAAGAGCACAAAAAGGCGACATTACACCGCCTGACAACTGGAAATATTTTAACTGCGAGTGTAAAAATTACGCAGATTTTAGTTTTCACCAACTTTTCACTAAAAGTCCTATTCCTATTTTAGAACAGTGGCTCGAACAAACACTAGAGGCAGCAGATCCAGGCGATTGTAACATTCTCTTCATGAAATTTAACCGCAAAGGCAAGTATGTAGCATTTATGCTACCAGAATCATTCTCAACTATTAGGCATTTAGATTACACTGATAAACAAGGCAATACTTGGCGTATCACCGGCTTTGACGACTTCTTTGAACACAACACTGTAAATTTTGAAGGTCGTTGTAAATCTCATCCTTAACATCTCTCAAACTTAGGCACTTATAGGCAATACAACCAGTACTGTTTGGTCGGGGCTGCTCGACTCATCAAGAGTTTGCGTGAAAACGTCGACGGAGTTGATGATCTGGAAGGCAAATGCTAACTTCAGGCTAAAATGATGTGGGCTCTGTGAAAAAGAGACAACCCAAGAGCAAGTGATTTCGCTTAATAGGAATTAACTGCTTTCCGTTGATTATGTGAAGCTAGAGTAAGGGGTACCGGTCAACCGCCTCTGTTGTAGAAATACAAATCTCTTTTATTAAGATGGTGATGCTCACTCAGATGAAATTCTGTTTCTCCATTAAATTCACCCCTAGTACGGGTGAATTATGGCTCCTCTATCTAGATGAATATGAGAACAATACACTTCGTGTCTTGCAAAACAATTACTTTATTACTTCTTAAAACAAATAAAAGAAAGAATAATGTAGTTTGAGCGCAAGCGAAAACTTGTGTTAGCTTGCTAACACACATACAGTAAGTAAAACGTTTTAGTAAATGGCATGTTCTGGCTTGAATATCTTGTTTGGCTTTTGTGTTTGAGAATGATATGTCAAAAAAAAGCACCTACGTATGTAAGTGCTTGTGTGTATCTGTAAACTTAAAAGAAAGGCATCCCGGAACGTTTGGTTGTATCTAAGTTCTCTTCTATTAGATCTGCTATTAACTCTCTGTCTTCTTGACACAAGTAATACGCATCTTCTAGAGATAATCCTCCTCTCATATACCAACACAGTTTGGTTAATTCGAACTTGAACTGTTTAGACTGGCCTTCGAGGGTCTTAACTTCGTCGAGGATTTGTTTTACAGACCAAGATAAAACCCTCATCCGAAAAAATTTGTTTGATCAAACGTGATTGGAATTGAATATGTTTCAGGTACCCCAGCTTTGATTTCTTCTTCGGTGGCGTCTACTATCATAGGCTTAATCGAAAAGTTATCTTTTTGTTTTTCTAAGTGTTCGGTAACTTTTTTAAACAAACCCTTGTCGGCATTGTCTACGAATTCGTTAAGGTGTTCTTTATTAGTAACTGTTTGGTCGTCGAACTGTATAGCTGCAATACTGGCCTTGAGTGTACCAACAGTTATATCAGTTAACTTTGTAAAACTCTTGTTGAATGCCAATAGTTTCTCTTCTTCTGGCATGTCTTCGTCGTTCACAATACTGAATATACGTTGTTCTTCAAAAGTCTTAATGCTCATGTTAGTGAATTCGCGATAGGTCAACGGACGAAGTATAACTCTCATCCCTTCATAGTCCACAACGTTATTGTAATCTGCGGCATTAAGATTGTCAAGCATAGTACGCAAATCTGTTTGGAACGTTTTCTCTTCGCCGGTAACAGGAACTTTGATATTCAGGTCCATCATCTCGCCGTAGGTTGCTATTCTAATTGCAATTAGGATTGCATCTAAGTCAAGCGATGGTAACTGCCATGCGTCTTTAACACTTGGCAGGCAACTTTGTATAACGCTCACGGTGGCCTGGCCATTAAGCAAAGCGTCAGGCGTCTTCATGGTTAATTCGTCTTTGGCTGTCATTGCAAAAACAGGGTATTCGTTATTTTCCGACTTATCTAACACTCCAGGTGGGTAAAATTCACCATTACTTGGCAAGTTAACATAGATCTTCGGTTGTCTAAAGTACTTCTGTAAAGGGTTACTACCTTGATTTGGCGCATGCATTTCTGCCATTTTGTTCTCCTGATAAATACAATATAACTATACGTTACACTTATTTATATGCGTATAAAACTAGGAAATTGAAAAGTGACAGACTCGGTTAACATAGACAACGTAGGCGGCGACACAGGCATCGCATCTGAAATAACTCTCAAGCGACTATTGGCTACAATGGAGTTGATGGCTAACAAAACTGGCAAGGACAGCGCAGAGACTGTAAGAAAAGCAAAAGAACAGTACAAAAAGTCGATTGAAAACCTTGACCAAGCTACGTTAGACGCTGCGGAAGCTAACCGCAGGAATACAAGTTCAGTTACTGACTCAACAAAGGCAGTAAATAAATTTACTAACGCAGTCTCAGGGTTAGTTACTGGAATGGCCGGCCAATTGCTGGGTAGTGTTTATAAATTATCAGAGACATTAATATCTGGCGGATCAGAATTAAAAGACTTCACTGCACATATACCGGTTCTGGGCTCAGCATTATCATCTTTGTCTGGGTATGTTGATGCTTCTTTTAACTCATTCCGCCAACTAGCAATGTCCGGAGCATCATTTAGTAACAACCTTTCAGAGTTACGAATAACAGCAGCTAACGCCAGGGTCAACTTAGACGAGTTTACAGCATTAATTACTCGGAATGCCGAACGACTAGCAGCATTTGGCGGGTCAGTAACCAACGGCGCAAAGCAAATGGTAAACTTAACCGACGAGCTTGGGGATCAACAACACCGATTACTATCAATGGGTTTTAGCTTTGAGGATATTAACGAGGCTATGATAGAGTATGCTTACTTAACTCGGTCACAAGGCAGACTAGAACAGCGTGATTCTAAAAAAGTTGCTGCACGAGCAGCAGAGTATGCTATTTCTCTGCAGACTCTATCGAAGTTAACAGGAAAATCAGTTGATCAATTAAGAGATCAACAGCAAGCTGAATCAGCTGACTTGGCTTATCAAATGAAGCTTTCTAAGATGTCAGCTGAATCAGCTGCAAAAACCCGGCAGTTAATGCTTGAAGCATCTGCCCAAGGTCCGGCAGCCGTGGCTAGATTCAAAGAAATGGTTCTTGGACTGCCACCGTTAACAGAGCAAACTCGAGCGTTTGCTGCAATGCTGTCAAAGTCTGAAAAAGAACTACAAAAACAATACAGTGCATCTCAGAATGCACAAGTATCAGAAAAAGAATTTGCAGAAGGGATGGCTCAACGTTTAACTAATTCAATGATGTCGTTAGTACAACACGCTGACGATATGGAGGGGATTGTAGCCGCTGGTGCAGCAGGCTTAGAAGGTGCACCTGCAATGTTAAATGAAATGCTTAACGAAGCTGGTATTAATATTTCTCAGTTTATGAAAGGGACAGCAGAGCAACAAAGAAAGATGATTGAGGAATACGCAGAAGCTGTTGAGAAAGAAACTAAAGCAAAAGATATATCAACTAAGACCATGGCTGATTTTTACAGTACTATTGCAGAGGTAAGAACAGCGTTAAAACTTGCTTTTGAGAATAGCGGCATAATTCCATTGTTTACAGAGACGATGGAAAGTTTAATTGGAGTTATAAACCAACCAGAGGTATGGGAAAAGTTAACTTCCTACTTGAAGTCTTTCTCAGCAGGCATAGAAGAATTTATAAGCAAGCTAAAAGAAGACCCTGTTGAAGCAATAAAAGACGCTTTCCTGAATATGATTACAGGAGTATGGAGGAAAGGCGTTGAATTTTTAAATACAAACGGCCCAGCTATTGAAGAAAAAATTAAAGAATACGTTCCGATTATAATGAACGCAGCTGGTAACTCACTCAAAGAAGGCATTAAATCCTTATTCTCAAATCCATATGTATTAGGCGTACTAGGAGCCTCAATTACAGCACTGCTGGCTAAAGATGCGCTGATGTCAAGGTTCGGCGGCGGCGCTGGCGGCGGCCCACCAGGACCAGGAGGCCGAGGA